CTCTTGCAGCACCAGGAATAGCACCAGCAGTAAAAGCACCACCATAAGGACCAGCTGCTAAAGTTCCTGGAACAAAACTTATTCCATATAAAGGTAATTCTAATCCCAAGGTATATGCTCTTTCTAACAAACCTTCAAACCATGTATAATCTTCAGGTTCAGGTTGGGTAAGAGCTTCAGATAAACCTTCTCCATTTGCAAGTCTTGTAGTCATGTCATATAAAGTTTTTCCGTAACCTCTTTTTAAGATTGCATCACCATCAAAATTTTTACCAACTGTAATCTCTTTTAAAGATACAGGATCACCCTGTTCTATTCTTGATTGATAAAGCATTTCATCATCAGGACTAACGATCTCTTGACTTTCGTATTCATCAACAATTTGTTTTTTTATATCTGAAAAATAATCTTGATATATTTTTGTATCATTAGTTGTTGTGCCAAAGGCTTCTAATACTTCTTGATTATTAAAACCTGCACTGTTTAATTTTTGTATCTTTTGTTTTTTCCAATCAGCTATTTCTTTTTGACTAAAACCTGCATCATTTAATCTGAGTTCTTTTTGTCCTAAATCCATTATTGACTCATTGTTCTTTTTTCATATTCAAGAGCTGTCTCACCTTCTAATCTTGGAGGAACTTCATTTTGATTTGTTTCTTTAGCTATTGATTGCACAATGCTTCCAAGATCGGATGTTTTAGGTAAAAGATTTTTTATATCTTTGGCAATATAATTTTCTGAGTTTGGTGATAATAAATTTTCAATAGTAACTCCGTTTCTTAAACCATCAACATATCTTTTGTAGTATAATTGTCTTAGTTTACTAGCTTTATTATTATAAGTTTTATCGAAATAACTTAAAAAAACATTACCTTGTAATAAAGGTGTAAGATTATCAAACCATTGAATATATTGTTTATCTTGATCTGAAAATGTATTGTTATATGTTCTTGTTATAAATGTTGATAAAAAATTAAGATCATTATCATTGATTTGACCATCTCCTGCTCTTTCAATTATACTTTTTGCAGTTGTTTCACCTGGTAGTTTAAACTGATCCTTTGCGTTTGTTATTTCTCCTAAATTTATTTTTTCAATAATAGTTGTATTTGTATTATAATTACTATCATAACTAAATTTACCATCATTAATTTTTGCATTAAAACTTTTAATTTGTTGATCAGCTTTTACATCGCCAGTAGAATATTCTAAAAGTTCTTGCTCAGTTAATCCATGAACCTTATTTGCTTCACTTCCATTTATTCTGTCTGATATATCTTTTAAATTTTTATTGATTACTGAAGCATTGTTAAATTTTAAAACTTCACCATCAAATCTAGCTTTTGATCTTACTTCTGAAATTAATTTTTCTCTATCATCTCCTCTTATTTGTTTAAAATTATTTGGGTCTTGTAATGCAACCGCAGCACCAGCTGCATCTGTTTGTGCTAAAAATCTAACTTGTTCAATTTCTACAAGTTTTGGAAAGTTTTTTTTATATTCATCAAACTGTGGTTTACCAATAATTCCATCGTTTACTAAACCTTGATAAGCATCTAAAGATGATTTTGATAAAGTTTTAAATGAATATGGATCACCTGAAGATACTGCTGATAAAATATCAGATGAAACTTTTTGTTCTACCTGTCCAACTCTGCTAGTAACTAAGTTGTTTCTTGTTTTATTTAAAATATTGTTAATATAAGTTTTTTTGTTTTGTGCTAATCCTATAGTAAAAAGATCAGCTACATTTTTATTATTTGTTTGAGATAAATATTTATTTTTTATTTTTTCATATTCTTTTTCAAAATATTCTACACCAGCAGTAGGTGTTAATTTTAATTCAGCTTGTTGTTCTGCATTAAAAATATCTACTCTTGCTTTAGAACTTAAGTCACCTGCATTGACTTTATCTTCAATAGCTCTTTCTCTAACATAATAATCTTCAGCTGCTTTACCTAATGGTCTTAATGCTGATGCAACATTTTGTCTTGGATCAACCTGTACATTTGTAGTAACACCAGCTGCTTCAGCAGTGGGTCTTGCAGTTGCTGTAAACGTAGGTATCTTCATTAAAATATTCCTTTAGCTTCACCAATTCTTAATAAACTTTCACCAGCTCTTGAGTAATATCCAAGTTGAGCAATTCTAGCTTCTTGTCTTTTTATCTGTCCTGATATTCTTGCAAAGTTAGCTTCTTCTATTTTTTGTGACTGTGCCACATTAGAATTATATTCAATAACATCTTTTTGTATTTCAGCTTGTTCAGCATTATATCTTTGCACATTATAAATTGTTCCTGATCTTTCAACACCTGATTTAGCTGCTGCAACATTTGTAGTGCCAACTAATTGTTGATAGCTTTGATCAAATCTTGCAATATCAAATTCAGTTTGTTGAGCAATAGCTTTTGCTTCTTGTTCTTTTATTTGTGCATTACGATTATAAACAGCTTGATTAAATTTACCCATCGCTGATGCTTGTTGTGCTGCTGCTATATCAAAAACGAAACTCATTAAAAAATCCTCGCATATCTGAAGTGATCTGAACCATCAAAACCATAATGTTTCATCAACCCTTCGTTTTGTAAACCAAGCCATGAAGCAAACTTCAAACCTATTTTGAAGTCAGCTCTTACAGCTGTTTGTACTCTTTTTATATTATTTTCTCTAGCTAGTCTTGCAAAATTTTTCTTGATAGCTCTAGCAATAACTAGCGGATGATTCCAAACTTTACTTGTTGCCAAGACCCAACCCTCTGCTACACCATTCCATATAATCTTCATACCCGCAGAAGCAATAGGTTCATTGTTTATAATACAAGTGTAAGCTAATCCTTTTTGTTCTAGTTCCATCGCATCGCCATCAAACTGTGCATCTTGATCCATCAAGACGTGGTTCATTTGATTTGCAAGTATGATCTTACCATGTTTAGAAATATAAGGAACTATCTGTAATAAATTTTTAGTCATTCGTTTGTAACTCAGGGTATAATGATAATATTGTTAAAGGTAAAGGTTGTGTTTGTCTAACAAAAATAAAGCCATCAGTGTCGTAGTTACCTCTAAATTCTACAGCTTTATCACCAGTAAACACAGGTATACCTTCATCCATAGGATCAGATGATGTTCTAAATGGTATTCTTTCCATGTTATCTAAAGACTCACCAACCTCAACACCAATAGATTCAAATAATCTAATTGTAATTTCATATATTCTTTTTGTCTTACCTTGTGATGTACCATTCTGTGAACCAGCATCTAATCTCATTGTTTGTAATATTGAATTGTAAGCTAGACCAACTTTAACATCGGTTGCTGAACGATCTAATGTAATAGAACCACTTGCTACTGTCTTATCAGGATGTGTTGCACCATTGGCTAATATAGAAACTGTTTGTCCTTCAAGATGATCTAAACCTGAAATTGTTGTAACAGCTGAACCACTATAAGCTAAAGAACTATCTAAAAAATTAAATGTTGTATTATCTGTTTCTGTAAAATCAAAGTCATTAATAAATTCTACAAATCTTCTAGTAGCACCATTGATTGTTCTTTTGATAATAACCCAGGTTTGATATTCAGAATTATCTGTAGGTATAACTGAAACACTTTCACATACTGCTTTACCCTCGTTAGTAGAAGCTAATCGAGTATCATCGTCTAAAGATTTAATCGTTAAGAATCCTGTAGACAATGGAGATGTTTCTGTAATCGTAACAACATTACTAGCAACTGTTGCTGTAAAATCAGAGTCAGCATTTATTAATGTTTGTAAATTGGTTGCTGTTTGATTATTACTAGATGTAGTATGAAATTTTCCTGATGTAGCAGATGTAGCTGATGTAAAAGTTGTTGTTGTTCCATCTGCTTTTGTTAAAACAACTCTTGTACCATTAGCAATGTTTGCAAAATCTGTAACTGTAATCGTTGCATTTCCAAAACGACCACCAAAGATATGTCTATGCCAAGCTGTAACTTGTTGTTCTCTTTGATAAGTTAAACCTATTAGTTCACCATCATCTCTAACTCCCCAAACAATTTGATTAGGTTCTTGTTGGTAAGTCATCTGTGTTATTCCGCTTTCTGTAATATGCTCTGCAAGTATAGTCATGTCAGGTGCAAGATAACCATCAACATCAAAGTTATAGGCTAGTTCTCTTATCTTTCTTTTTGCACGTTGTAAAAACAACGTAGCATTACCTACAGCTATCGCATCTACATTTGCTGCACCATGGTTTGATTGTTTTTTAATTAATATATTTGTTGGCGTGATTGCACTATCTGTTCCTCCTCCTGATACAGTAAACTCACCACCTGCTGTTCCAATAATTAAAGTTCTTGTAGCCGTCATAAACCTAATCGCATTAACTTGGTTAGATGCTATGGTATAAATAATTGCATCATCATCAGCTACAGTACCACCAAGGTTAGCATCCATGTTTTCGTAATCACCTGATTTTGAAAAGAATATTGTTTGTGGTTGATTAGTTGTTCCTGCAAAAACTAATCTTTGTTCAAAGAACGTAACACAAGAAGGATGTCCTGTTGTATCTGAGAAAGCTCCTAGCCGCCAATCTGCTGTAGCACTCGCACCTGATAAAGCTACCAAAATTTCTATGGTTGCATTTGTTGTGTCTGCAACAGCAGTTATTTTTGCATAACCTCCATTTAAAAAAACAAATCTACCAACATCTGTAGAAAGAAAACCTGAACCACTATTTATTCCTGTAGTAGCAGAAGCCACTAAAGATATTCCTGTACCTACTGCTGATTGACCTGGATTTAAAGTTGTAGCGGTTATATTAGCATCTTGCATTGGTCCTTTAGTAAAATCAACATCAGTTAAAGTCCAAGATGTATGACCTGTACGAGATAATTTTTCTACTTCATGTTCAGGATGTGTGATGTACATAACGTCAGCACTTTGTGCAAATTTAATATCAAAAAGTTGTGCAGTGGTATAAGGTGTTGTAATTTCAAAAACTTTATTAGATACACCTCCTGAAGTATAAGTCGTAAAACTTGTGCTATTTACATTTGTTCCATCTTTATCTGTTAGTTCAAATGTATTAGTTGTTTTATTTGCAACTAAAAATCTTTTACCATTAACTTCTGTCATACCACCCACAGCAGTAATAACAACTTCATCACCATTAGAATAACCATGTGAAGTAGCAGTTACGACAGCAGGATTAGCTTTAGTAATAGCAGAAATAGTTTTATCGCCTTCTAAAACAGCACCATCATCTTTATAAACTCTTATTTTAAGATTAGAAAACTCAAGCATATAAGTTTGAGTTGTAGAAAATTCAAAAGGAATTAATCTTGTTTTGTTAGCACTACTTGCTACTTCAGCTACAAAAGTTGTTCCTGCTCTTCTAGCTGCCGCTCCATGTGGATAAACAATAAAGTTCTCAAGGGTTTTACATCCTGAAGAATACTTCGTTAGATCATTACGACCATCTAAACGTGGTGAAAGTTCTCCACCTGTAAAGTTGGTCAGCTGTGCTGCAACTCTAGCCATGTGTTAAAACCTTGAGTTTATAAATGTACTAGACTCTATCTCATCTGTCATACCAAGATCAGGTGAAGTATTCTGACCTTCAGTAGCATCTACAAATCTAGCGTCTCTTAATTTATCTTGAAATAGTTGATACATATTTTGAGTTACAGGATTTGAAGATGTAACTCCGTATGCAATATCTGCCGCTAGTGCAGCTGATATAGTTTCTCTTAATAATTCATCATACTCATTAGGATCGGTAACTCTTGAAACATATAAAATTTTCATGCTTGATGCGTTGCTTAATATTTTTCTACCTTCTACTTTGTAGTTAGAATCAAAATCTAATATACGAAGTAGTCTCATACAATCTGCTGGTAAAGTATATTGTGAAGTAAAACCCCAAGCAGGTGTGTCTGTATCTGCTGCGAGTTCTACTCGTTTCTGTAAACAGTTCCAAGGATGTGATCTAAATAATGCGTCTCTAACTTGTGTATATCTTGCGTTGCAAAGTCTTGCGTTCTTTGAATCTTCTGTAAGTGAAAGAATAGTAGTTGCTCCTAGCTGATTTAATGCTCCATTACAAATGTCTACTACTGATGCCATATTTTTTCCAAATGTCCTCGTTAGAAAGATTTAGTTCATCTTTCTTTTGCTTTGTTAATTCGTTGATACTACCTATATCAATTTTTTCAACTAAAGCATATCTATAAATCTTATTATCGTTTCCCCATTGAAAATGCAACAAAAGTCTAGGCTCTTTATAAATATCTATGAGTCTTGGGTCAAATCTAGCTCTTGTCATGAAATGAAAGATGGGGGATTGCTCCCCCATCTAAATTGTTGATTAGTCTACTGTATATTCGATAATGAAACTTAAATCACCAGCAGTATCACCAGCTGCATCAAAAGTTAATGCAACATAGTAATATCCACCTGGATCAGATGATTGTCCAGCATCTTGCCAAACTTTCTGTCCCATTGTGTTTATGTTTCTAGCTTCAAATGCTACTTCAGTTCCTGTCGTTACAGCACCTCTAAGGTCTGTAATCGCAGAAGCGTAAGCATCATCATCAACCTCAGCAATAGCTGTATCGTATAATCCAACATCTGTTGTCATAGTCGTTCCAGAATCTAAGTCGTCATTAAACAACTTGATTGAGGAAATACTAGCATTAGTTGGTATAGGTGCTAACATAACTGTGTCACTAGCTGACAGGTCTCCAGAAGCTAAAGCGATTGTACCTTGTGCAATTCTTTTTGCACCATGTAATTGCTGTGAGCTATTTTTAACCTGAGGAACTGCAACAAAGTTAGTTACTATATCTGTATTTACGTTTGCCATAATTTATTTCCTCCTATTATGCTTCGTGACATTTGATTTCTACCACTTTTTCTTCTTCCATTCTCGTTGCTCCAATGCTCATGCAGTAGTAAACTTGAGTAGCATACGACTTGTCTGCTCTTTCGTCTATTCTTGCTTCAACATCTTTACCAACTCCTAATGTAATGCCGTCTGATGCGAAAGCGATTACTTTTCTTTTAGAAGATTCGATAGATAATCTGTTTGATACTATAAAGTTAAAACCTAAGAACGAGTTGATTTCACCATTAGCCAATGCTTTGACAGTGTTGAAATCTGAACTTGTTACTTCAGTTGTACCTAATAGATCAGTGATTTGTCTAGGTCCTACTATTATGTGTCTAGCGATTGAAGGGTCTACACTTGCTAAATCGAACTTTTCTTTTGCAGTTCTTAATTTTGCAATAGTCAAACCATCTGTACCTGCTTCAGCAATTTTTTGAGCTGAAGGTAAAGCAGTTGATGTTGATCCTGTTTCGCCAGTAAAAGCAGTTCCTAAAGCGGCACTGATTACTACATCATCCATAGCTCTTCCCATTGCCATAGCAGCGGCTTGAGCATAAGATGAAGTCGGGTCTATTAAGAGTCTTACTTTGTCTTGTTGATCTATTAGATCAGCGAATTCATAATCCGTAAGAGATACTCTACGT